ATCCGCAACTGGCGACCGCAATCCAACTCGACCTGCGACTCATCGAAGCCGAACAGGTCACGACGCCCGACCTCAATTCGCTGGTTTCAAACGCCATCGACGGCATCATATTCGACGAGACCGGCAACCCACTCGAGTATCACGTTCTGCGGCGGCATCCTGGGGACGCGTCATTCCAGCGCGAGTACGATCGATTGCCGGCCGCCAGCATCGTTCATTGGTATCGCTGCGACCGACCCGGTCAGGCTCGCGGCATCCCAGACATCATGCCGGCGCTGCCCTTGTTTGCGCAGTTGCGGCGATTCACGCTCGCCGTGCTCTCCGCCGCCGAAACTGCCGCCGACTTCGCCGGCATTCTTTACACCGATGCACCCGCGAATGGCGAAGCCGATTCGGCTGAACCGTTCGAGCCCATTGAACTCGAGAAGCGGGCACTCGTAACCATGCCCGGCGGTTGGAAGATGAGCCAGCTCGAAGCCGAGCAGCCCGCGACGACGTATGCCGAGTTCAAACACGAAATCCTCAACGAGATTGCCCGCTGCCTGAACATGCCGTTCAACGTGGCCGCCGGCAATTCATCCGGCTACAACTACGCCTCCGGTCGGCTCGACCATCAGACCTACTTCAAGTCAATCCGCGTCGAGCAGGCGCACGTTGAGTGCGTTGTGCTCGATCGGATTCTCTCCGCCTGACTCGACGAGGCGGCTCTTATTTCCGGCCTCTTGCCAGCTGGCCTCGGCCCGTTTGCCGATTGGCCTCATCAATGGTTCTGGGACGGCCACGAGCATGTCGACCCGGCCAAGGAAGCCACCGCACAGGAAACACGGCTTGCGAATCACACGACCACGCTCGCCGACGAGTACGCGCGGCGCGGCCAGGACTGGGAATCGCAGTTGAGACAGCGGGCCAAGGAGCTCATTCTCATGCGCGAGCTGGGCCTACCCGCAGCCCAGGCAAGCCCCGACGGAACATTCACCCCCACGGAGCAGATCGATGAAGACGAAGTCCCGGCCGGCGATGCCTGATGCGCGCAACCTCCCAGCAATGCTCGATCTCACCGCTTCGGCTGTCTTCGACTTGGAAGCGGCTGGCGAACAGTCCGCCGGCCTCCCGCGCTTTCGTATGGTCGCATACACAGGCGTTCCGATGCGCCTGGCTGACTGGCGCTTCCCAGTGATCCTCGACTTAGCGGGTCTTGCCATTCCTTCTCAATCTCGGCCGATTCGATTTGGACACGATCCACTCTCTGGTGTGGGACATACGGACTCGATCCGCGTTGACCAAGGGCAGCTCGTAGCGACCGGCGTCGTGTCGCGCGATACGTCGGCGGCTCGTGAAGTTGTCGTCAGTTCAAAGAACGGTTTTCCGTGGCAAGCGTCGGTTGGCACAAGCGTCGAAGAGTTTGAGTTCTTGAAGGAAGGCCAGCAGGCGACTGTCAACGGTCAGCAACACAGTGGCCCGTTGAATGTCGTTCGCAAGGCGACTCTCGGTGAAATCAGTTTCGTGGACCTCGGCGCTGATGGGGCCACAAGTGCAAGCGTCGCCGCCAGCGGGACGCCAAATTCTGGAGACGAAGCTATGGACGAACCAACCAACACGATCACAAATCCCTCCGACGTCCCCACGGTGCCCGTGGCTTCCGTCGATGCGGGTGTCGTAGCCAACGAGATTCGTGCCCAGGCCGCTGCCGAGAGTGAACGGATTGCATCGATTCGACAAATCTGCGCGAACCGAGCCCCCAAGATCGAAGCACAAGCCATCCGTGAAGGTTGGTCCGAACAGCGGACCGAACTGGAAGTCCTGCGCCAGTTGCGTCCAGCAGCACCAGCCATTCATGCAGCCGACAACACGGTTACGGGCGCGGTCCTCGAAGCGGCGTGCCTCCTCACGGCGGGACTTTCGAGCGTCGAAGCAAGTTACGACGGCCAGACTCTCGACCGCGCTTCGCGCCGGTTCCGCGGTGGCATCGGCTTGCAAGAGCTACTATTGGAGGCCGCGTGGGCCAACGGTTACTCGGGCCGGAATTTCCGCGACAGTCGCGCCGTACTGCAGTCCGCCTTTGGTCGCTCCGTCGAGGCCAGCTTCTCGACGATCGACATCGGTGGCATCCTCTCGAACGTCGCCAATAAATTCCTCCTCGAAGGCTTCTATAGCGTCGAACGGACGTGGCGCAACATCTGCGCGGTCCGCAATGTGAGCGACTTCAAAACGGTCACCAGCTACCGACTGATCGGCAAAGATCAGTACGAACTGGTCGCGCCCGGAGGTGAGCTCAAGCACGGGACGCTCGGCAATGAGCAATACGCGAATAAGGCCGACACCTACGGCTTGGTCCTGTCAATTGACCGTCGCGACGCCATCAACGATGACCTCGGCGCCATTACGACCGTGCCGCGCAAATTGGGTCGTGGCTCTGGCCTCAAAATCAACGACGTCTTCTGGACGACGTTTTTGGCCAACAGCAGTTTCTTCACCGTCGGCAACAAAAACTTCCTGTCCGGCGCCGACACGGCGCTAGCAATTGATGGGCTGACCAAGGCGGAAGTCGCTTTTATGGACCAGGTCGACGGCGACGGGAAACCGATTGGCATCATGCCGGCAATTCTACTCGTTCCGACGGCACTCTCGGTGAGTGGAACGCAGTTGTTTAAGTCGCTCGAACTGCGCGACACGACGGCCAGCACCAAGTACCCCGTGGCCAACCCCCACCAGGGAAAATTCCGCACCGAGGTGAGCCGCTACCTCGCCAACTCCGTTTACACGGGCAACTCCGCCAAGGCTTGGTATCTGTTGGCCGAGCCGAGCGACCTGCCGGTGATCGAGGTCGCGTTTCTCAACGGCCAGGAGTCACCCACGATCGAATCGGCCGAGGCGGACTTCAACGTCCTGGGTGTGCAGATGCGGGGCTACCACGACTTTGGCGTCGCGCTGCAAGACCCGCGCGGCGGCGTGAAGTGCAAGGGCGAAGTATTGGCAACGCACCGGAACCAATCAGCTCGGCCAATTTCCAAGGAGCATGACACATGCCACAAGCCACGTTTGTCCATGAAGGATTAAGTATCGACTACACGCCCGGCGCCGATATTGCGTCCGGCGATGTTGTCGTCCAGGGCGACCTGGTCGCCGTTGCCAAACTCGAAATCAAGTCGGGCAAGCTCGGATCGCTGGCAGTCGATGGCGTGTTTGATTTCGCCAAGAACACGGGCGTCGCCTAGACGGTGGGACAACTTTTGTATTGGGACGACACGGCCAATGTGGTGACGACGACTTCCGCGGGCAACAAGCTCATTGGCAAAGTCGTCCGCGCCGCGGCCAGCGCCGACACCACGGTACGCGTTCGACTGAGCCAATAGCAATGCAGGACTTGCTGCAATCCGGACAAAGCTGGCTGGCCGATCAGCTACACGAGCACGTGGCCACGGAAGTGACGTATCGGCGCGGCACGGACGAGGCGACCGTGCGAGCCACGATTGGCCGCACGCTCCTGAAACTCGACGACGGGTACGGTGGCGTGCGGATGGTTTGGACGGACCGAGACTACTTAATACGTGCCGCGGACCTGGTGCTGGGCGGGAGTCCGGCCCAGCCGCAGCGAGGCGACCAGATTCGAGAAGTCGTGGGGGCCCAGACGCTCGTCTACGAGGTCTTGGCTCCAGGGGAAGAACCGCCGTGGCGGTGGGCCGATCCACATCGCCAGATGTTTCGCATTCACACCAAACAAATCGCAACCGAGGCCTAGGCGCGCGAATGGAGACGGTGGTTTGGCGAAAGCCGGCTGCCTGCTCCATTCGCGGGCCTAACTCGCACCAGCGGGAGGACCATGTTGAATCGTGCATCCATATCGGCGTTTGACTCGGGGACGATTCGCGTTGGCGACGAGCTCTCGACGGCCGAACCGTTGTGGATTGAGCCTTACACGGCCGTCGGCGTGGCTTCGCCTGTAACGGGCGGTATGGACGTGTACGCGAGCTTCGACGGCACAACGTATTTCGTCTACGCGCCAGGCGTGAACGTGGACCAGGGATTCATGCGGTCGTGGAAGGCCCGTATCCCGGCGCGGTGGCTCAAGTTTGTGGGGGTTGAGACTGACCTGGCCTCGGCCGTGCCGGACGGCACGCTGCTCCAGTGGGGAGGCAAGTCCTGAATGGCCACGATCATTGACATCGCCGATTCGGTCGTCGCGGAAATTAACGCGACCACGTTCAGCCAGCCGGTCACGGCCGCGCGGCACTACGCGCCGCAGTTCGAGATTGGCCAGATGGGAACGCTGCATGTGTCGGTCGTACCAAAGGGCCTCGCCTCCAAATCACTCGACCGCAGTCGCGACACGTTTGAGTACGTGATCGACGTGGCCGTCCAGCAGATGGTCGATCAGGCGAATCCGCCGCTGGACGTGTTGATGGGACTGGTGGAAGAGATTGCCGACCACTTTCGCGCCGCGGCCCTCGCCAGTTTTCCGAATGCTCGGTGTACCGAAGTGAAGAACGAGCCAGTGTATTCGCCCGAGCACCTCACGGAGTTGGGCCAGTTCACCAGCGTTCTAACCCTCGCATTCAAGGTGTGGCGATGATCGCAATGCGTGCCAAAACGAAGTTCGACAAGCAGAAGCTCCTGGCGAAGACCAAGCAGGCGAACTTCAAAAACCTCGGTCATGCCGGCGCCGCTTTGCGGCTGACGGCACGTCGCAGCATTCGGACGCGTCAGAAGCCATCACCACCAGGCGCACCGCCCCATACACGTCGTGGCCAACTGCGGCGCGCGATCGCGTACTCGCTGGACAAACAGCGCCAAGTCGTGGTGATCGGTCCCGAACGAGACGCCGTCGGCACGAGTGGTTGCGCGCACGAGTTCGGTGGCAGTTATCGCCGCGAACGCTATCCGAAGCGGCCCTATATGGGGCCGGCCCTCGAAAAACTCCAGGACCGCCTGCCCGATTTCTGGGCCAGCTCGGTCCGCTGAAGAAGGAATAGTTGCATGGCATTACGACTCGGACTCGACGCCAAGCTTTATCGCAAGGACGGCGCGACATGGGACCTCGTTGCCAACGTCCGCGATGTAACCCTCAGCCTGGAAACCGGCGAAGCGGACGTTACCACTCGTGGCAACGACGGCTGGCGGGCGACGGTGGGCACGCTCAAAGACGCGTCCATCGAATTCGAGATGGTGTGGGACACCGAGGATGAGGACTTCTCGGCGTTTCTGAGTGCATTCATGAGCGGGACGACGGTCGAGCTATTGGTCATGGACGGCGACCGGGGAACGGAGGGCAACCAGGGCCTCGAAGCGTCGTGCCGCATTATCAGTTTCACGCGCAGCGAGCCGCTCGAAGAGGCCATCACAGTAAGCGTCACGGCGAAGCCGACCTACGCAGCGATTCCACCGACATGGGTCACCGGGCCGGTCAGTTAATTCAAGGATCGGGACACAACGATGGCCATCCGACTCGGGCTCGATGCCAAACTTTATCGCAACACGGGCACCATTGGCAGCTCGCTATGGGCGGTCATCGACAACGTGCGCGATGTGACACTGAACCTCGAAACGGGCGAGGCAGACGTCACGACCCGCGGCAATTCCGGCTGGCGCGCGACCATCGGCACACTCAAAGACGCCTCGATTGAGTTCGAGATGGTCTGGGACACAGAGGACTTCGACTTCACCGTGCTGAAAGACGCCTTCTTCAATGGAACGCCCATCGGACTATTGATCGCCGACGGCGACATGGGCGACGCCGGTTCACAAGGACTTCGGG